TCAGATCGTTCCCTTCGGATAGCCGAACCGCGCCACGATGCGCCGCGCCCAGGGCTCGGAGAGCGGGCTTTCGACGACGGCATGGCCGCTGTAGGCATGGATGAATGTGGGTGCCGCGCCGGTTTCGGCGGCGATGCCCAGATGTTTGGCGATGCCGCCCGTGCGCAGGCGGAAAAGCAGCACGTCGCCCGGTTCCGGCAGGCCCGGTTCCTGCAGGCCCGTGGCAAGTAGGCCGCTGCCAAGCGGGCTGGCATCAAGTGGGTTGGCGGCAAGCGGAATAAGGTGGCGGGTGGCGGCGGACCAGAGCACCTCATGCCGCCCCGTCTCCCCCCAGTCGGGGGTATAGGCGGGGGGCGCTTCAGGCTCCGGCCCGCACAGATCGCGCCAGACCCCCCGGATCAGGCCGAGGCAATCCGCGCCCGCCCCACGACAGGAGGCCTGATGGCGATAGGGCGTGCCCAGCCACAGCCGCGCGGCGGCGACGACATCCCCCCTCATCGCCCCATCCTCCGGGCGGGCGAAGCGACGAGCCAGTCCTCCCCCGGTACATGCGGAAAGCCTCGGAAATTCAGCGTATTGCCAAATTTGCCGCCGCAGGTGTGAAGCCGCTTGTCACAGCCCGCCGTGAGCCGCACCCTGTCACCGGGTTGAAGCGGCGCGCGCAGCTCCTGCCAGAGCTCCACCTGTCCGCCCGCCTGAATCTTCACCAGCCCGACCAGCCCCGAGGCCGCGCCCGAAAGGACGGTGAGGCTTCCGCGTTCGAACCAGCGGGCGGGATGGCCGCCCAGCGCATCGCCAAGCTGGACGACGCGCGCGCCCGTCACCGAGAGAACAACCCCCTCGCAGCCATAGCGCGGATCGCCAAGGTCGATGCCACAGGCCGCATCCCCCAGCCGCGCGGTGCAGCCTCGCTGGATCGCGCGCCCGCCCCGCTGGTTGAGCCGGTCGGCAAGCCCGCGCAACTCCGCCTCGAACGCACCGGCGCCGCGCCGGATCTCTCCGATCTCCCCCCGGAAACGCAAGGCGCGCTGGCCCACATCGGCCCAGTTGACCAGCCATGACCGGACCTCCGCCCCGTCATAGCGGCCTGCGGCAATGTCCTCCTCCGTGATCCCTTGCGCGGTGAGTGCGCCGGAGGCGGCGGTGTTGTCCACGGCCAGCCCCGTCACCTGCTCAAGCTGCGCGGCGGTCATACCGGTCGCGGCGCGGAACAGGATCCCGTCGAAGCTCAGGTCTGTATCGTGGTCGGTGAATCCCATGCGGACCCCGTCCCGCCGTTCCACCGCCCAGCAGCGGCAGACGGTGGTCGCCCCGGTCTCCAGATGGGCCTGAAGCGTGCTGCTGCTCATGTCATCTCCCCTCTCCCTCCGCCAGTGTGCGGCGGGCCCCCCGCACCGGGGCGCCCCTCGCACCAAGGCATCTTGCCCACGGGCCTTCTGCTGGTTCGGGCCACGCCGTTGTGTGGTTGGCCCTCCACATCGGACCGCTCTCCGTATCGGACCGCTCTCCGCATCGAGGTCCATTGCCCAAGGGCCTGCTGCCAGCCGGGTCCCGCGCCAGTGCGTGACTGGCCCTCCCGCACCGGGTCTCCCCTCGCGCCACGCCCCGTTGCCCGATGGCCTGCTGCCAGTCCGGCCCGATGCAGAGTGTCGTTCACCCTCTGAATCGGGTCTTCCCTCGCATCGGCGTCTGCCGCGCCATGAGCCGTTGCCGAGAGGTCTGCCGCCGGCCACCGTATGGGCGATGCCGTGCGGAGGCCCGCCGGCCGCTGCGGGCGCGTGAAACGGTCTCCCGCGTCTCACAGCCGCAGCTCCACAACTGGCACATCGGGCACCTCGCCTGCCTGAAAGGTCGCGACGGAAGTGCGGATCTGATCGGTGTCGAAGCGCACCGGCACGTCGAACTCATAACCTGCGGTGATACTCACCCCCCGTGCCGGCGGCGCGGCGAAGGTCACGACGCCGCTTTCCCGGTCCACCTCCCAGGCAGTGACCTCTCCGCCCTCCAACGCGACGCGGAGGCTGCCCGCGACGGGCTTCGTGATCGGGCGGAGATAGGCCGACCCGGCGGAGGCATAGCGCTTCGTCAGGCGGAACGACCGTTCCACCCCGTCGCCCAGGCCGATCTGCTGGTCCGTGGCGCTGATCGCGGCGCTGGGCGGGCAGGATTTGTAATCGGCCCAGTCCTTCCAGCGGAAGCCATGCAGCCGCCCCATCCGCGCCTCGAAGAAGGCGACGAGCACCGCCACATCGTCAAGCGACCGCAGGCCGCCGCCTGCGTCATACCGCCTCCGGGAATGAGCCCAGGGGGTGTTGCGTTCCTCGAACCCGTTGGCGAGCGTGACGATCTCCGTCCGCCGCTCCGGTCCGCCGGTGGAGCCGTAGCTCAGCCGCGCGGGGTAGAGCACTTCGTGAAAGGCCATGATCCCTCCTTACCGGTTGCGTTGCCCGCGAGAGAGGGCGCGCCCCATCTCCGCGGCGATCTGGCTCCGGCTGCGGCGGAAGCCGTCCACATCGGGCGTGGTGACATTGACGGTGACGTTGACCGCCTGCCCGCCGCCCGCACGCACGCCGAGACTGCCGTCCGCGCCGCGGGCGAGCGGCAGGATCGCCTCCGGCCCCGCCTCTCCCATCAGGCCGGTGGCGCCGCCCCGCATCGGGAAGGTCGTCGGTGCGGAAACCACACCTCCCCGGGCAAAGGGCATGACCCTGCCGCCCGCGAATCCGCCGCCCGTGGCAAAGGGCAGGAAGGCTGCCAGCGCGGCCTCCATTCCCCCGGAAAGCATGTCCCCCGCCGCACGCTGCACCGGCTGCATGGCCATGTTGTAGACCGTGCCCACCATGGAGCGCCCCAGCCCCTCCAGCGCATCCGACAGCTTCTCGCCGTTCAGCGCGATGCCGTCGAAGGCGCGGCGCACGCCCCGGCCCATGCCGTCCGACAGCCGCGCGCTTTCACGGGCGGTCCCGGCGAGGCTTGTCCGCATCCCCTGCAACTCGCCGTCAAAGGCCGCGGCCATCGTTCGGGCACCGCCGAGGCTTACCTCCAGCGCCGCGATCTCATCGGCCAGTGCATCAATCGCCGTCATCCTGTCCCTCCATCCGTTCATCCGTAGGGTCGTTTCCCATGCGGTCATCAGGCGCGGTCATGGGGCTCTGGTCGTGGGGCACGGGGTCATCGGGCACGGGGTCATCGGGAAAGGCGTGCATCAGCGCCTCCAGACCCGTCCGGCCCAATGTCGACTGTGCGCCGCCGCGCCCGGTGAGGAGCGCCAGTTCCCAGGGAGTAAGCGTCCAGACCTGTGCTGGCAGCAGCCCCGCGCGCAATCCGGCGCGAAGCAATCCTGCCCAGTCAAAGCCCCCCTCACGCATCGGGAGCAAAGGCCGCGACCAGCAGCCGTGCCGCAACCTTCGCCGCCCCCGCGGGACCGCCGGCGATCTCCGCACCGCGCAGATCCGCGGCCGTGCCCTGCCAGCCGCCGCCGCGCAGCCCCGCCACGATCAGCGCGAGCACGTCGCGCGTGGTGAAGCGCCCCTCCTCGAACCGGCGGACAAGGGCGGGAAGGCTCTCCTCCGGCAGCGCGGCCTCCATCTCCGCCAGTACGCCCAGCGTCAGTTTCAGCACATGCCGCCGCCCGTCGATGACCAGCGCGACCTCTCCCGCCCATGCATTCGCCATCAGAGCGCCGTGAAGCCGATCTGGCCCGCCGAGGCGAGCGATAGCTCATAGGTCGCCTCGCCGTTGTGGCTGCCGGAATATTCCAGCGCGGTGATCTGGAACGCCCCCTCCACCACGCCGAAACTGGGGATCACCACCTGGATGCGGGGGATCTCGCCCGAGAAGAACAGCGCGCGGGCGCGTTCGTCCGCTGCCGTGTCCCGGAACACCCCGGAGCCGGAGACGCTCGCCGAGCGCACCCCCGCCCCCGCCAGCAGCTCCCGCCAGCCGCCCGAGCTTTCGAGGCTGGTGACATCCACCGTCTCCGCGTTGAAGGCGATGCGGGTCGCCCGAAGCCCCGCAAGGGTCTGATACGCCCCCGCCACGTTGATCTTGATGAGCAGATCCCTGCCGTTCTGTGCCGCCATCGGTCATCTCCCTTGTCCTGCGCCGCCAGAGGGCGCGTCTCGTCACTCCGCCGGTCCGTCCGGCGGCGCGAACTGTTTCAGGCTGTGCGAAAGGTCCGTCCGGGGGCGCGATCAGCGCGGAACCTGCGGGCGGATGCGGGAAGCGGGCCGCTCCACGGCGCAGGGCGTCCGCGTGCTGTTGAGGGACCACGCGCCATCGGGGTCAGACCTCCCGCCGGCCCCGACACCCGGCTCCGACACCCGGCTCCGGCACTCGGCCACGGCCACGCCCCCCCCCGACCCTGGGCCTGCGCCTCGGGTGCGGGTGTCCTCCACGAGCGTGCGGAACATCAGATTTCCACCCGCGCACCGCATCGTTGTGGGTGCTAATGCGGGAAGCGCCGGCTGCCGGATGGCCCGCCATCGGGCTCGGACCTTCCGCCCCGCGCCGACCGCGCCCACTTCAACCCTGCCCAACACTTCGACCCCGCCAGGCATTTCGACCCCGCCTGTGCTTCGACCGGCAGACGATCCGCCGTTGAAAGCAGTCCTTCCGCCCCGCGCTCCGACCGCGCCCGCCAATCCAACCCCGCATTCCCCCCCCCCCGCCGGTGCCTCAACCGGTGTCCTCCACCAGCGCGCGGAAGGTCAGGTCCACCCGCCGCCCCGCGCCATTGTCGATCCGGCGGGCACGGGCGCGGAGGAACCACAGCCCGACGACCTGCCCGCGTGCGAGGGTGAGCGGCGTCGCCAGCAGCGCGTCCGACACGCGCGCGGCGACCTCCTTCGTGCGGCCCAGACCGGCCCGCGCCGTCACTACGCTCAGCGTCACGTCATGCTCGGCGCCCCGGTGGGTCTGGTCGGACCGGTCGCGCACCTCCTCCGGACCGAGGGCCACGTAGGTCTCCGGCAGCGGGCCGGGGGGCAGGGCATCGTGCACGGCCCCGCCGATCAGCGCCGAGAGGGCCGCATCGCCCGCCAGCCGCTCCCAGATCGCCGCCTGCAACGCGCCTGCGGTTCCATAGCTCATGACGGCACCTCCTCATGGCAGTGACAGGTGAGGTAGAGCCCCGCCCGATCCGCCTCGGCTACGGCAAGGATGCGGAGCGCGCGGCTTCCCGCCCGGAAGCGCTGCCCCGCAAGCGGGCGGCGCGGATCGCCGGGAGGCGCGGCGCGGACGGTGACGCGATAGGGCACGGTGGCGATGGTCAGAAACTCCGCGCCCGCCTCGCGGCCCGCGCCGGGTTTCACCTCCGCCCAGACGCGGCCCAGCCTGTGCCAGCGGCTCGCGTATCCGCCTGCGCCATCGGCTGCGCGCTCCTCCCCCTCAAGATCCAGACAACGGGTAAGCCGCCTCATCACGCACCCCCCAGCAGACGGACGGTGCGCCAGGGCTGGAGCAGCGCCTCCACCCCGAAGGGCATCGGGCGGCCGGTCTCCCGTTCCTCCCGCAGTTCGTGATACTGGGCGGCGAGCAGCAGCACTGCCTGCGCCAGATCGCCGGGCACCTGCGCCCAGCCGCCGAAACCGGCCTCGAACACCACCTCCACGCCGCCGCCCTGCGGCACCGCGGGCAAGGCCGCCCCGGTTGCCGCGAGGCGCGGACGCTGGAGATCGCGGATCAGCCGCCAGCGGCTCTCCGCCACCGCGCTCTCCCGCCCCGTCCGGTCCGTCATCGTGACGGAGATCACCCGGCTCACGGGGGCGAGCGGCAACGGCTCCGCCGCCGCGTCGCGCCAACAGGAGAGCGTGAGCGCGAATTCCCGCGTCAGCAGCGCCTTGCCCGTCCGCCGCTCCACGGCCGCCATGGCACGGCGCAGATACCCTTCCGCCAGCGCATCGCTCCGCGCCTCCTCCTCGAAGCCGGTGCCAAGGCGCAGGTGGTCGATCAGCGCGCCTACCGGCAGGGCGGAGGCTGGCACCGCCGCGCGTTCCGTCAACATCATCGCTTGTCCCCCGATTTACGCATGTCCGTGTTCCTTCTCCGCACTGGTCCGCCGCCCTCCTCCGGCGTGCCGGACGCGCGCCTCCCGTCCGCCCGGGCGGAGGAGGAGACTGGACGACGGGATCCCCGGCGCGCGTCCGTTCGCCCGCGCCCGAAGGCGCGGGACTCACGGGCCGCCCAAAAGCCGCCCGCGATGGCTGTTTCCGTTACTGCGTCGCAAACTTCAGCAGCTTGATCGCGTCGAAGTCGCTCACGTCACCGCCGACGCGCTTGGAGGCGTAGAACAGCACATGCGGCTTGGCCGAGAACGGATCGCGCAGCACTCGCAGGTCGGGCCGTTCGGCAATGGTGTAGCCCGCGTGGAAATCCCCGAAGGCGATGGCCGTGGCGCCGGGACCGATGTCCGGCATGTCCTCCGCGATCAGCACCGGATAGCCCATGAGCCGCGCAGGCTCCGCCGCCGCCAGCCCGTCCGACCACAGGAAACGGCCGTCCGTGTCCTCCATCTTGCGCACGGCACCGGCGGTCTTGGAGTTCATCACGAAGGTCGCGTTCGCGCGGTAGCGGGCGGAAAGCGCATAGACGAGGTCCACGATCGCATCCGCCGGGTTCACGTCGGCGAAGTCGCCCGCGGCCCCGGTCGGCACATAGCCGATCCGGCCCCATTCCCAAGCATCGGCGGGAACGGTCGGATGGGCGAGGATTCCTTTCGGCTTCTGCTCCCCGTCACCGGAGATGAAGGCCTGCGCCTCCGCCCGCGCAAAGCGGTCGGCAATGCGTTCGGCCAGCCAGCCCTCGATATCGAAGGCGCTGTCGTCCAGCAGCCGCTGCGAGGCCTTGGGCATGGCGGACAATTCATGCAGGCGGATGGAGATGCGCTCGATCTGCGGGGTGTGGGCGTCCTCCATCACCTCCGTCTCCGCCATCCAGCCGGAGCCGATGTCGGACTGATCGACGAGCACGTCGAAAGAGCCCGCCTCGACATTCACCACCGTCGCGACCGCACGAAGGGAAGCGGTGCCGCCCAGCGTTGCGCGGATCCGGTCCGCGGTCTGACCGTCCACCAGGAAGCCGCCCTCGCCGTTGACCTGCGTGTTGAGGCCCTTGCCCTCCAGCACCAGCCCACGCAGGCCCGCATCGTCACCGGTGCGCAGATAGGCGTCGAATGCCTTCAGATGGGGGGCGCCTGCCTCCTCCGCGCCGGAAAGGGCGGGACGACGGGCGGTGAGAGATTTGCGATCCAGCATGTTCAGACGCTCTTCCTGTTGTTGCAAAGCCTTGGCGATGTCGCCCTGAAAGTCCTTGAATTCACTCATGAAGCCGGTGATGGCCATATCGAGTGGCCCCGGCGTGGTCTGTGTCATTCGTCCCTCCTGGTGATGGTCGTTCCGCTGCTGGCGAGCCGCATGCGGGCGGCGCGCATCTCTCCGGTCATGCGCGCGAGAAGCGACGCCATGTCCGTCTCCGCCGCCTTCTGGGCGACCCGCGCCTCCGGCAGCATCGGGAAGGTGACGAGCGACACCTCCCACAGATCGAGCGCGTGAAGCCGGCGCTCCCCCTCGGGCCCGCGATCGCTGCGGAGCGTGCGGTAGCCGATGGAGAGCCCGTCGATAGCCCCCGCCTCCAGCAGCGCCACCGCCTCGCGGCCCCGGCCGACCTCGGCCAGCAACCGGCCCTTGACGCGAAGACCGTGGGCGTCCTCGACGATCTCGTCCCAGATGCCGATGGGCTGGGCGGCGTCGTGCTGCCACAAGAGCTTCACCCGCCGCCCCGCCGCCGCCATCCGGGCGAGCGAGGCGGCATAGGCCCCCGGCATCACCACGTCCCCTCCCCGGTCGCGGACGCCGAAGACGGAGGCGTAGCCCTCGATCCTCGTGCCGTCCGTCACCGTCAGCGCGCCCGGCACCGCGAACTTGCGTTCGAGTTCCCCTTCCGCCTGCATTCCTGATCCCCTCATCGCATGGCGGCAGCGACCAGCGCCTCCGCCCCTTTCGCCAGCATGAAGGCCGCGATCCCGTAGACCCCGACCCACATGCGCTTCTCCAGCCGCTCCAGCGCCGTTTCGATCTGGCCCAGCCGGTATTCGAGCGCGCTCCACCGCTCCTCCGCGACGCGTTCGTTCGCCTCGATCCTGAGGGCGGCAGCGTCGAAACTGTCGTAGAGGAAGCGCGATCCGCCTTTCGGGCGCGTCACGGCCTCAATCCGCGAGACGCGGCAGGCCAAGGAGCGCGCGCTTTTCCACATCCGTCAGGAAAGCCGCCTCGCCCACGCGCTTCCATTGCTGGTCGCGTTCGTCGGCAAGGGCGGGCACCTGATCCAGATCGGGGCGCAGCTCCACCGCCTCGCCGGTGAAATCGGACAGCCAGAAGGAGACGGCGGCGGTCACCTTCGTCACCAGCGGCAGCACCGTCAGGCGGAAGAAGGCGCGGTTGGCCTCCTGATAATTCGCGTAGGTCGCGTCCCCCCGGATGCCGAGCAGCATGGGCGGCACGCCAAAGGCGGTGGCGATCTCCCGCGCGGCGGCTTCCTTGGTCTGGTGGAACTCCATGTCGGACGGGCTGAAGCCCATCGGCTTCCAGTCCAGCCCGCCCTCCAGCAGCATGGGCCGACCGGCATTGCGCGCGCCTTGATGGTGCAACTCCATCTCTGTGACCAGCCGGTCATACTGATCGGGCGTCAGCGCCGCCTGCCCGTCCGCGCCCTTGTAAACGATGGCGCCGGAGGGACGCGCGGCGTTGTCGAGCAGCGCCTTGGACCAGCGGGAGGCGCTCGAATGCACATCGAGCGCGGTCGCGGCGGCCTGCAGTGGCGAAAAGCCGTAATGGTCGTCCTGCGGGTGAAACGCGCGGATATGGCAGATGGGCTGCGTCTCGCCGGTCATATCGAAGCGCAGCTTGGCGCCGCCCGCGGTGTAGTCATAGGCGACGGGCCAGCCGTCCCGCCCCGGCACCAGCACCATGCGGTCGGAGCGGAGCACATGAAGCTCCGCCGGGATGCGCGCGGAACCGGAGACTGCCTCCACATAGCCGTCGCCGGTCAGCAGGATCTGACCGAACAGCGCCTCGAACAGCTCCGCCCGCCCCTGTCCACCGTTCGGCCTTCGGATGAGGTCGAGCACCGGATGGCGGTCGTAGCGCCGCTCCGCATCCTGGAGGACGAGCGGCAGCGCGGCGGCGGATTCCGCTATGAGCTTGACCGCGCGGAAGCAGACGGGATTGCCGAGGAACCCCGCGCGGGTCAGCGAGCCGGTATCCCGCGGCGTCCAGGCGACCTGCCCGCCCGCGATGCTGCCCATCGGGCTGCGCGCCATCACCCGGCCGGCAGCCGAGGCCTTCTGTTCCTGCGGGGCCTCTGCCCCGCGCCGCAGGAAATCGAACATCAT